CTGTCATAGGTAAAGGTGAATACTCCGTAACGGGAGAATAAACACCGTCAAAAATGTGTGTGTAATCATAATTTTTACTCATCAAACGCCTCCAACTCAAATTTTTTATAAGTGCAGTCATCTTCAATAACATACATATCAGTAGTAATATCTACTACGACATCATACATGCCTTCGCCATACTCTTGACCGATAACTCTTACTTTATCTCCTATAAAATACTGTTTAACCATCTTGATTTGCCCCCTCACTACCTTTATCTTGTTCCTCAACGTAAGTATCAATCATATTAGCAATGAATCGAAACTCCTCCTCTGGTGTTTGACCTGTATTGTTCCAATCTAACTTACCATTGGTCTTACAAATACCAGAAACAGTTTGTAACATTTGAATAGGTGTCATCTTTTCTGATAGCTTCATCTTTCGTTCTCCTTAACATTAATTACTAATTCAACCTTTTTATCAGACCATCCACCAGTAACAGTTTCAAACCACTGCTCTAATAAAGGTACTAACTTTTTTAAATCAATACCATCAGTGCCATCAAGACTATCAAGTATCTGTCCTTTTTTACTTTTACCATTAGTCCACTTTGTACCAATATTATTTACTACGTATTTATCTATATGCATAACTTTCTCCTTTTTAGTTAGGGATCGTCTTATAGCACTGAGTGCATCGCAACCCCTATATCAGTATATACTCCCAACTATTTAGATAGTCAAGATTTATTTTCTAGTTCTTTAACTTCTTCAAACGTAGTTTCAATACTGTACTGTTCTTTAAGATCTTGAAGTTTCTTTTCTACCTCTTCTCTTGACATTGAATCAATAGTCCCTGTTAAGATTTCTTTCTTATCTACATACAAACCTGCTATCTGACCACGCCTGGTTTCTGCAGCTACCGCAGCATTATAATTACCAGCAGCAGACGCTGCATCCCTAATTCTAGCTAATGTAGAAAGGGAACGCTCCTGACTACACTTGTACCTTTCAACAGATGCACGCCTCTCAGCATCAATAGCTTTAGCAACTAGTGGATATCTGTCAGGATTCTGCAGTTCGGAAGCCCTAACTTTCGCAGAACCAGGTGCATACCCAGCTTCTATTGCACACTGTGTGGCTGTTTTCAGACCTTCGGAGTGGACAAACAACAAGATAAATTTTCTCTGCTTCTGTGTAATGTTTCTATCAAACAGTAAATCTGATAAAGCTTCTGGTAATGGAGTCTCTGTTAAATCGTTCATTTCAATAGATGTTTTTTACAAGATAATATATTTTTAAGACAAAACCTAGCAAAATCGAGTTTTCTTTGTATTTTGTTACTTTGCATTACCTATAAAATTACCTCTAGGTAATCTGAAAAGCTAAGTATTCTGCTACTTGTTACCTTGTTACCTTGTTACTTGGTACTCTGATAAAATAAAATGTATAACTACTTGGTAGAAAACATCTATAGAAACAGGTGTTTAAGAAAAAAACTTAGGGTCTTCCTTAATTAATCGTAAAGCCTTGTCTAATGCTTTTGTTCCTTCTGACATAATAACGTTCCACTCATCAGAGGTATAAGTTCTATCAAAAAGTTTATTGAAAAATTCAACGGAGACATCTCCGCATTTATTGCACTGACTAACCTTTTTTATTGGGCTTCTTGGTAGTTCGATGGACATAGCGTTTAATCCTTTGTAATGGGAATAAAACTACATTACTTGGTAGTTTTTTCCTAAAATATATTGAGTCCATTATTTTCATATTTTCAATCCGATCAAGCTGGTTGGTCCGTGAGGCGAGGATCGTGTCCAGTAAGTCCCTCTGCTTCAGTATTTCTTCGTGGCTCATTTCTTTTTTACCTTACCACCACGCTTCATTGCACGGCCTTTACTAACAGCCGTGGCCCTATTCATTTCTTCTATGTTTTTAAAACCATACCGTCTATCCTTCTTAGGTTTTTTCGGTGCACCCTTACCTTTTGGCTTTTTCTTTTTTACTTCAAATATTGGCATTTACTTCTCCTTTTTTGGCTTTTTCTTTGGTTTTATTTTCTGCTTACCATACAACCTATTTAACATTTCATCGACTTCTTTTCTTCTTCTATCTCTTTGATCTTTTACTATTTTACTTCTTGCAACTGATTCAGATGCTTGACCGCCCATGGCATAACCACCAGCTTTCTTAACTCTTGTTCTAATGTCAACAAATTTTTTAGCTGGGCTTTCAATAGTGCTAATCACACCTTTTTTTAGTTTTTTCTTTAAATCAGGAAATAATTTTATGGTCTTGATACTTAAATCAATGTCTTTGAATTTACCCATTTTAATCCGCCTTTCCTTTTAACGGGGCTACCGTAGAATGGTCGTTGACCTTATCAGATAGCCCCTTCTCGGGAGTGAAAAATGAAAAAAATATTTCTCACCCCGAAAAATAGATTAAAATGGAAAGTTTGGCAACTAAAAAGGCACTTGACCGTTACAAACCGTTACCACGGGTTTCGATTGGATAAATTTTGTAGTTTTTAAACGCTTCATCCTCTCCGTCCAACGGAGGTCCGAAATAGAAGCTTGGTGATCCGTTGCCGTCGTCCCAAGTTTGACTATAGTATTCATCATCCTTTGTTTCGCCCTGCGAGTCACAAACTTTACATTGTTCGATCGCTTGTTCACCCTCGAACCTTAGCTTTAGAAATCCATTCCCTTTGCAATTGAAACATATCATACTCATTACCTTTCTCATCTACGATGATATCACCTACATTCAAAACCGTTTGAATATAGATACTACCATATCTCTTTCTAATTATATCTTCAACTCTGTGATACCGTGCCCTGACCAAGACTTCAGCCTTGGTCCGTGGGTCACGCATCACTTTCGGTCTCAAACGAAACAACTCATCTGTCAATCGTTGTATTAATGTAATTTTTTTCTTGCGTTGTGGCATCTAATACACCTCCATTCTAATGTTCTGTGGTTCTGTAACATGTTATCGCAAAGATATTTTTTCTTACAATCCTCGCAAACATTATGACTATAATGACGACCATATTTCGCACGATACTTAAACTTTGGTAGTAATGTCATTTATCTTTCTCTTCTTTGCTTCTTGCTTTACTAAATATGTTATCTGCATACCTGCCGACCGATCATCTAATTCAGCAATCTTTTTTAATAATTTATAGGTGTCAATTGCCACTGCCACCGACTTGAACTTCTTGATATCCATCTTCATCCTCTGGTTTATCATCGTACTTATGACTCAGTAACTCAACATCACCAAGGTCAATTGTTGGTTGACTTGTTGAGTGAGCCACGGGCGGTGTAAACTTACGCCCGCAATTACGAGCAAGCTTCGTCCATGTTTCAGCATATTCTTTGTAATGCTCCATCATTGGAACATCGTTAATCATTCGTGAATCATTAGCACGCATCATATTTATCTTGGCCCTAGCTAGTCTAGTACCAAGCTTGAAGCCTTCTTTAAATACAGCTTCGTAATCCTTTTTTAATACAGTCATTGCTTTCTCCTATCTTTGTGAGTAGGGGGATTCTTTGACTACCCCCAACCTTTTCCCGACAAATCAACCTATAAAAGTTAACGAGTACTTCAGTACCACCCTTGGACCCTTCAGGCATTTGCCCATATCTTTCCTCAAGTGTGCCTTACTACCTTGTTACAGTTGTTCAGCCATACTCTGAGAACCTTGCAATGTTCTCATTTAATTGTGTATATAATATAATTTAATGGGAGTGTCAAGTCTCTTTGTTAATATCTTCTATGCATTGCACCTTAAATGTGAAATATTTATTCATTTCAAACTTCATAAATTGACGACCAAAGGTTTCACAAGCTTCTAAATCTAAAAACTTGTCTTGCAAAACCATCTGATTTCCTGTGTATACCCAGCTACTTCCGTTGTAACCCCACAAACTAACGACCAATAGGAAGACCTTAGTCACCTGCATCGCCCCAGTTGTCACCACATTCAACATCTACCTTGCTTGGCACTTGTAATTCAATTGCATGTTCCATAATCTCTTTAATCTTATACTTGTCACAGTCACTTGCAACAGAAAAGTCCAGTTCATCATGCACTTGTATATGTGCCAGGTAGCCTTGTTTGGCTAACTCGAGCATTGCTTTCTTGGTCTGATCAGCTGCAGACCCTTGTATTAATCTATTTAAAGCCTTGTAAGTCCAGGCTCTTTTAATGGTATGTTCACCGTATTCACGCTGGGCCTCGGGCAACGGTAAGGCTTTCTTGCCCCATTCATTCACTGGTTCCCATTGATCAAAACGGCACCGTCTACCTTCTATCGTAGACAAAAATCCTTTATCACCAGCTTTACGCATGGTGTCCATCATCAATTTTTTAACAAACGGTACACGCTCATGGTATCCAGCCAACAAATCTTCAGCAGTTTCTTGGTCCACGCCTAGTTGAGACATCAACTTACCTTTACCCATACCGTAAAACAAACCAAGATTAATTGTCTTTGCTTGCTTACGAGGTATGTCGGCCATGGTCGATACCATTTGATGAAAGTCTGTCGTGTCATCATCTTGGTAAGATTCTACAAACTTGCCTGCGCCCATGTAGTTTTTTAAACTAGCATAGTGCACTACTAAGCGTGGTTCTTGTTGCGAATAATCAAATATACCCCACTGACAATCTTTCTCAGGTACAAATATACTTCTGATCAGTGGGCCGAGGATAGCGTGCCGTGCTGGTATCTGCTGTAAATTAGGATTACTGTAACTAAATCTACCTGTTACCGTTCCACCTTCGTCGGACCGCATTTGGTGTATCTCTGCGTGAATCCTCCCTCTGTGCGAATGCTTGAGGATGGTATCAATAAAGGTCGTTCTCGCTTTATTAATTTCACGACACTCGACAACCATTTTAGCAAGTGGGCTGTCATGAGTCGCAAGAAAGTTCTTGTCAAACTTTGGTTTCCCTGTTGGTGTAGTATCATATGGCAACGAAAGAGAATCAAACGCTTTTGCCACGCTGGCGGCAGCCCACACTTCAATATTAATGTTAGTAAGTTTTTTAATAGATCGAAGGATTTCATTTTCTTTAGATTGTAAATCATTTTTTATTTTATCAGCTTTTTCTAAATCAACCCTAACTCCCTTTTGCTTCATGTCAAATAAAACTGGAAATAGATCTGTTTCAAGCTCAAAAATGTTTGTTAAATTTTGTTTAATTATTTCTGTGCGTAGGTGTTTCCACAAGCGTAGCGTAACGCTTGCATCTTGTTCTGCGTATTCTCCTACATGTGAGGCTGGAAGCTTCCATAGCTCTCCTTTCGGATCAAGACCCCACATCTTTGCTGCTTCGTAGAGTTGGGCTTCAGATTTCGACTCTTGTAGATAATCTTTACTTAATGTGTTTAAATCAAATCTAAACCTATTCTCATCTACGAGTGGTGCAGCAATAAGAGTGTCTATTATTTTACCTTTAA